GGATGAAACAACTGTTACACGCGATGAAGTTAACGCATTGCTTGAATCAATTGGTTCAGACATGCTTACTACATCTTGGTCTGCAACTGTAGAGATTACAGTTAACATTACTGGTATCAAGGCTACCTCTAAAGAGGAAGTCGAAGATATTATTAATGACAATATCGAAGTCAGCGGCTACGACTTAGACATTGACGGCCAAGATATAAACATAAGCGAAATCGAACGGGAATAACCACCATCAATCATGCGCTATCTAACACGTAGGCGTTTGTTCATTTCTACTATGTGTTAGACTTGGGGATGGGTGGTCCCGCCATCTGCGAACACGGGACACTACTAACAAGGAGATGTATGCCAGTAGAAATTGAAAGAGATAGATACGGAAGACCGCTAGTCGTTCCCCCTAAAGGTGGCAAAGCAATTGCATATACCCGTGCTACCACAATAGCAAATAGTCTTGATGATGCGTCAGCATTAACAGCATGGAAGATGCGTATGGCAGCAATAGGTTTAACAAGTAGACCAGACCTATTACTAGCCATTGGTGTAGCAGCAGATGATAACAAATTAGTTAATGCATACATCGAAGAAGCAATGGATGCAGCAGGTGCCAGTAAGGCAGCAACAATTGGTACAGCCATCCATGCATTAACAGAAAAACTAGACTTAGGTTTAGAGTTAGGTGCAGTACCAGAACAATGGATGCCAGACATTCTTGCATACCAAAAAGCAACTAGCATACTTACTAAACTTTACATCGAACAATTCACCGTGCTAGATAAGTTTAAAATTGCTGGCACACCAGATAGAGTTGTTGAATACAAAGGCGAAAGGTTTATTGCAGACCTAAAGACAGGTCGCATTGACCATCCAAATAATATTGCTATGCAGTTAGCAATCTACGCCAACGGCTCGCCGTACATGATAGATACGGCGACCCGTGGCACATGGGGCGACATCAATAAAGAAAAAGCAATCATCATTCATGCCCCAGCAGGGACAGGAACTTGCAAGTTAGTATGGATTGACATCCAAGAAGGATGGAAAGGTGTACAATTTGCAATGAAAGTAAGAAAGTGGCGAGACCAAAAGGGTTTGGCTACTCCATTTGAGCAAGGAGAAGATAGTGCCTAGTACAGAAGCACCAATCAGTATCACAGTTAAGACACCAGCAGGTAGTCTTGTTACAGTCCGTGCAGAAAGCGGAGAAGAACTAGACAATGTAGTTGCACATTCAATCGCAGCGATTGCATCAGCAGCAACAGAACTAGAAGCAGCAGTGCGTGGTGCATCAACACCAGCAGCACCAGTTATGTCAGCACAAGCAGTTGCCGCAGCATTAGGTGGCAACATCATTGAAACAGGAACAACAATTCCTGCCCAAGAATATACACAGCCAGCACCAACACCTACAATTGGTGGCCGTTCATGTCCACATGGAAAGATGACAGCGATTCAAGGTATGGGTAAAGATGGCAGACCATATAAAGGTTGGTTCTGCCCAGCACCAAAGGGTGCATTTGACAAGTGTAAGAACCAGTATGTTACTAACACTTCACCAGAATGGAACACATTCGTTCCAGAACAGATTAAGTGAAAACACTTAGACGCTCTATAAATAAAGCAGAGGTAGGCGGGGAACCATTACCGCCTGCCTTTGCTGCATTTGAGAGAGCAGGAATTATTCTGCGTAGAGCAGAAGTAACTGTTATTGCAGGCACTCCAGGTGCAGGTAAGTCATCAGTTGCATTGGCTATTGCTGCTAAAACAAAACATCCTACACTTTACTTTTCAGCAGATACCAATGCACACACAATGGCTATGCGCTTGATTGCTATGACTGGCAAGATGACACAGGCAGCAGCAGAACAACTACTAAAACGCGACCCTGCTAGGTCGCATGAAATACTACAACTCAACAACCATTTGTTCTGGTCCTTTGAATCTAGCCCTACACTCAAAGATTTAGATGATGAAGTCTCAGCCTTTGAAACAGTATGGGGTAAGTCGCCAACCCTTATAGTTGTAGACAACCTAATGGATGTAGCAATGGATGGGTACGATGAGTTTGGTGCAATGCGTGCCGTTATGAAAGAACTCAAGTATCTAGCCAGAGATACCAACGCAGCAGTGTTAGTACTACACCATACAAAAGAAGGATTTGATGGCTATCCTTGCCAGCCACGCAGCGCAGTGCAGGGCATGGTCAATCAGATTCCAGCAATGGTTTTAACTATTGGTCAGATGAAACAAGGTGACGACACATACCTATGTGTAGCACCAGTCAAGAACAGATACGGTAGAGCAGACCAGACAGGCAGCAATTATGTTAGCCTATCTTTTAGTCCAGACTCTATGTATCTAGAGGATGTACCAGTCAGGTACCAACAGGAAGAGGTAATGTAATGCCTAAGTATGAAATCATTTATGAGAAAAATAAAACAAAAGTTATCCGTGCATCTAACATTGATATTGCACGTGAGCGTGCAGAAAAAGGCGAAGGCAACGGTTGGGTAATAGCAATCATTACGGAGCAACCTAAAGAATGAGTACACCAGCCAAGCGTAAAGGCAGCAAAGCCGAAGCAGATGCAGTTAAATGGCTGAAGGTTAATGGTTTTCCTTATGCAGACCGCAGAATAGCAGGAGCACAGTTAGACAAAGGCGATATTAGTGGCGTCAATGGAGTAACAATTGAGGTTAAAAACCACGTCCGCATGGACTTGAGCGCTTGGATTAAAGAACTAGAAATAGAAATGAAGAACGATAATGCATGGACAGGAACAGTCTTGCATAAGCGGAAAGGAAAGTCAGATGTTGGAGAATGGTATTGCAGTATGCCTGCCAGCGTGTGGCTCGCTCTTATTAGGAGGGTCTTGGGTGAAACATAGTATCGCAGACTATCTACGCTATATAGGCGCAGCCGTTCCTGCTGAGGGACACGGCTGGCGCAAAATTAAATGCCCATTCCACAATGACAGCCATGCATCAGCAGGTATTAACTTTGAAGAAGAAAGATTTAAATGTCATGGTTGTGGCGTCAGTGGAGATGTATACGATTTAATTATCTATAAGGAAGGAGGCACATATCGTGAGGCTATCAAGTTCGCACAGACAATTTCTCTTGCAGGCAACGCACCAGTACGCCAGTCAGATTCATCTAGCAACAGAGTACCTAGCAACACGCAATCTATCGGTAGAAGAGGCGCAACGCTTTCATCTTGGAGTGGTAAAGGACGCTCTTCCAGGTCATGAACCATACCTTGGAAGATTAGCAATACCTTACATCACACCATCAGGTGTAGTTGATATTAGATTCAGAGCGTTGGGTAATGTAGACCCAAAGTATATGGGTATGCCAGGTGCTAAGACCAGTATGTTCAATGCACAGGCAGTACTAACAGCATCAGACTATATCTGTGTGACTGAGGGCGAGATAGATTGCATAACAGTATCTGTTAAAACACCACATCCAGCAGTAGGTATTCCAGGTGCAAACAACTGGAAGCCATTCTATTCCAAGATATTAGATGATTTTGATACAGTAATTGTATTAGCAGATGGTGATTCAGCAGGTATGGATTTTGGCAAGAAAGTTAGCCGAGAGTTAGGTAATGTTAATATAGTTCAGATGCCAGAAGGGCATGACGTAAACAGTATAGTAATGCTACAAGGAGCGGAGTTTATTAATGAACGAATCCGAAAATGCCTTTCTGAATAATGGCAATGAAGTATGGGATTTTATTAAAGATAATCCTAGACACATAGGTATACCAATCTCTAAACGCCAGGGATTAGACATCCTTAATGCACTACGGGATGTATGGGTTATGAATCAAGTAGACCAACAAAAAGCAAATACAATGTTGACTATGCTGGCAGCAGTTCTTATTTCAGCAGAAGCAGGACACGGAGAAAAGATAGTAGAAGAAGTGTTAGTGCAAGAAGCAATGATAGATTTTGAACAACAGGCTAAGGAGATACTTGATGAAAAACCTTGATAACTTTGAAGATATTCTCAATGAACTACGTATTATTATGGTGCGCAAGCATCAAGACTACGGCCCATTTAACATAGCCAATGCTCCAGGTGGTGCAATGAATGGGCTGCTTGTGCGTATGCACGATAAGATGGCACGATTAGAAAACCTTTACTACAAAAGTAACGACACGCCGAACTATGAAAGTATTGAAGATACCTTTCTTGACCTAGCAAATTATGCAATAATCGGACTATTGGTACAAAGGCGACAATGGGAAGGCGTAGCAGAGGGATAACGTGGACTACTTAGAAGAGTATGAGCAGATGGTTGTGGCAATTGCTGCCGAATACCAGCGCAAATACCCTATGACTGACCAGCAAGACATACAACAAGTCTTGTGGATATGGTTTGTTAGTCATCCCGTTAAGTACAAAGAGTGGTCAGCACTACCACAAAAAGACAAGGACAAACTCATAGCCAAGTCTCTTCGCAACAAAGCAATTACTTATTGCGAACGCGAAAAGGCACGGACGGTTGGTTATGAGTTACTTGATTTGTACTACTATGATGCTTCAGTTATTGAAGCGTTCTTACCCTCTATTATTTCAGAATCCTATGAAATACCAACCAAAATTAAAGACCTCAACTTTAAGTTCACTAAAGGTGAAAGCACAGATACTAATAACTGGTTAGTACTGCGCTCAGACATAGCAACGGCATACTACAGATTGTCAGAGGCTAAACAGTTTATTTTAAAGACTAGGTTTAGTACAGAATCTTGCGAGTGGAGCAAGTTAGGTGAAGAGTTAAACACTACCCCTGATGGTGCACGTATGAAAGTGCAGCGTGCTATCAGTTCTTTAATTAGAAATCTTGGTGGGTACAGACCACACCTAGATGAAGACAATTCTGTAGAGGTAGAAGATGACGAATCAGGAGAGTGATAATGTCAAAGAAATCCGAGAGTTACTACATCCAACGGATTACTCACACGCTATGGATTTGCGAGGAGAATCTATTGGGGATGTTTGCATATGTGGAGGGGATGTATTTCATGCGCTTGTTGCATTTGACCAAGGTGAACTATGCTTTTATTTCCTTGATGGAGAGTGCGTTAACTGTGGGTCAATGGTCACACTCCCTTACCCAAAGAATGAGGACTCTATCTAATGCCACTGTATGATTTTAAATGCAACTACTGCACAGAAGTAAAAGAGATTAACGAAAATATTCCGCCAGCCTGCAGTACTTGTGGTGAAACTATGCAACGTGTATGGTCGGCACCAGCCATCAAGTTCAATGGTACAGGCTTCTACTCAACAGGAGGATAAGTGGAAAGTTTTTTAATTGGTTTAATGGTTGGTATTATTATTGGTAGAGTCTTTGAAATGTGGGTAGATTGGAAATATAAAAAGTGAGTTACCCAGAATGGCAAGGTACACCTAATTGCAGAAGTGTTGATTCAGAAGAGTTTTTTGTTCCTGATGGTTCAGCAACTTATAAAGAAATTAAAATGTTAAAAAGAATCTGCAATAACTGTGAGATTAAACAGCAATGTTTAAACTACTCACTTAACTACGGAGTACTAGGATTCTGGGGCGGAACAACAGAACATGAACGTAAAGTTTTAAGAAGAAAACTAAACATAACTCCTGAACCACTATACTTAGGATACCCATGAGCAAACTATCAGACTTTGACCTAGACCTAGCAAGAGGACAAGAAGGAGAAGGGTTAGTAGAACAACTACTAACAGGTGGTGCTACAGTAGAAGTCAAGACAGATTTAAGATGGAAAGAAACTGGTAATGTATATATTGAAACAGTTTGCTGGTCACACAACAATGAGAATTGGTATCTATCAGGGTTGTCCAGCACTAAGGCTGCATACTGGGCTTTTGTGCTGGAGGGGGCAACCTTCATAGTGCCAACGGAAGTACTAAAGCAAGTAGTAACGGCTAGGGGAAGAGCCATTACTTGCAATATACCTCCGAATCCTAGTAAGGGCTACCTTATTAAGATTGAAGATATAATAAATACAATGCGTAAATGACAAAAAGCCCCCAGTGCTGGTAGAGATACCAGTTCTGGGGGTTTCTTGTGTATATGGGCCTGCTAGGCCCCTTAAATCATTACTTTGAACCACGTCCAAAGGCTGTAGCAGATGGGTCTAGCCACTTAAGTAGTGGTCCAGCAAAGCCTGCAAGGGCTGCAGCGCCAAGAGTCTTAAGGTCCGTCTCACCAGCAAGGTAAAGTGCAATCGCAGCAGACGCTGCAGCACGGAACCATGTTAGTCCGAGTTGCTTAAATTGTTCCATTGTTTCCTCCTATTATTGCTTTGCCCCGTGCACTTTGCAGCAGGTACAAACTTCAGTTTTATATGCCTTCTTTGCAGGTACAGGCAATACTTTTGCTACTACTTGATTAACTATCTTAGGTTGATTCATCCACCAAAACCATGGAGAAGTATCGGAACCCATAGTGGAGTTAATAGAAATATGTAAATGCTTATTATGAGGATTACTCCCAGTGTACCGTCTGTTTCCCAACTTAGATTTTTCTTTAGACCAGATTTTTCCTTTGAAGATAAGATACTTGACACGCTTATCTTCTTTAAGTTTTTCAAAAATTTCAACACAATCAATTCCATTCTTAGGGTCATGCGTTAAGTCAACAGCATAACCAGTGTTATGGTCGCTGGTTGGACTCTGCATCAAATGAGCGTTGGACGGCAGAAGTCCATCCGATGCTTTCATACGCAATGGCACTATCGCTGTGGCTTGTCGAAGGACAGCAATAGCGGCAGGTGTGGCTTTCTTGGCAACAGGCTTCATTCATTCTTCCCTCTTTGCAACATCATTTGATAAAGGATTTCTACTTTTTCTTCCAGTCTAATGACGGAATCTTTTAGACTTGAGCCAGAGTTAGGCTTAAGTTCGTATAGGTAGTGCTTAACTAACCATCTAACAGAACCAGCAAATGCAGAAGCAATTGCAATAATAGATACGATTAATCCAGCCCATTGCGGTGTGTTCATTAGACGGTCCTAACAATAATATCAATAACTCCACCAAAGCCATCAAACCTACGGTCTGGAGGAGTCATACGAGTGAATGATACTTGTTCAATTTGTACCTGACGTGACTCACCAGTTGTTAAGTCCTGCCATGTAACAATATCTCCACCTTCTTCAGCATCTTCTAGTTCTTGGATGCGTTCAAATGCCTTACCTTCATAACCTTTAAGCACGTTGTACTTGTCTGATTCAATATCAAAACAAAATACAGGGAACTTAACGATTCTTTGACGTGGCGTAGCAATGGTGGCTTTAACTTGATAGCCTTTGAATGTAGGTCCAAGGCTATTTGTTGTGCCATCACGGTAAAGAATAAACTTGTATGCAACATACTCTTGTGCAGTTGCTGGCTGTGAAGTAGTTACTTCAATTGGGTTAATAGTAGAATCATATGAGATGTGGTCATACTCAACGCCGTCTCTGTCTACTGTTTCTAATGTCATAGAACCATATGTAAAGTCACCGCGTCCAAGAAGGCGCTTAAAGTTTTTTGGCTCAAGTGTTGAATATCTAATATTGCCTGTTGTTATGTAGCCTGATGTGCGTAATGTGGCTGCATCTTCTATATAGACTGTGCCATTTGATGTTCCATTGTTGGCTGTGCAGAATGTAATTCTATCTGCAACTGCTGGGTCATCATTGCCAATAAATGCACAGGCAGTAGTCTTATAGCCAGTGACACCATCAGCATAAACATCGTTAGCATAGGCAAAACGTAGTGTTTCTATCTCAGCAGACAAATCAATACGGACTAGTCCAGGTTCTCCAGCAACAGATGCTGCACACCAAACAAATCTATCCCGTGCAGCAAAGTCATAAATAGGTTGAGTTGATTCAAAGATAAGCGGACCATAGTTAATAGAACCATCTTGGTCATTGACTACAGCAGCACGAACACCCTTATTAGTACCAATCATCATGTATCCAAGATAGTAAAAAATCTTATGGATAACTTCACCTGTTGGCATTTCTGCTGCAACGATAGATGATGTAAGAGTAGGCATTGTGCCAGTAGTAGAGATAGTAAACTTCTCAATAACAGACTGTATGCCATTGTAGCCAGCAAGGTAGATTGCTGAACCAGAAGCAGTAATAGATGTGTATACGTGAGAAGAAGATGGATTTGTATAGAGCAAGGTAGGTGTAGATGAAGCAGCGGTAGCACATTCATACACTTTATTGTCAGCACAGATAACCAGACGCTGCTTTACATATTCGATAACTGCATTAGAAATAATTTGACTATTATCAAATACTTTAAACTCATCTGCTGTACTAGCAGATGAACCAGTTAATGGCTTACCATAAACAGTAAGTTTAGTAGTTCCTCCAGCAGTAGCATTGGTTACCCAGTATACTTTAGTTCCATCATCACAAACGGCATACACAGGATAAACACCAGCACCAGTATTGTAATCAACAAAGTGAGTCACCGTTCCATCAGCAGCAATTTTATCTACATCATACTCATCTAACAATAAAACACCTTTAGTAGTATTCCATTTAATAGAACGTAAATGTTGCTGTACTACACCATTAGATGCTATAGCACCAGTAGTAATGTGAGTTGATGTGCAATTTTTTAGTAGTGTTACTTGACCTTTGGTCCAAACATTTACGCCTTTGCTATCTGCAAAACGGTAGTGTCCTAGTTCATCATTGGCTTGTGGGTCAAAGAAGTTAATGCCATCTCCACCATGAAAAGAAGATTGGCTACGAATCCACCAACCAGTAAGAGATTGCTCTCCTGGTTCATTTTGATTATCAAACTGGTCTTTCTTAAAAGGTGCAGTTTGACGGATGTATGGTCGAGCATCACTAATTGCATAGATAAATGGGAGTCCTGCGAGTGCTATATCATAGGCAACATCTGTGTTCTGCCAGATTGATGTGCTAGATACAACACCAACATCTACTGCAATAGACCGCGTATCGCGGCCATCCGTAATATCTCTACCAGCCACCGTATCTCCTTAAGTCAGAAAAAATTAGTTGAGTAGTTTGTATCCTTGCTCAGGGATAAGTATTACGAAAGAAGAAGCGTCGCTTCTTCGGCAGTGATACCAAGACGAGCAAGTAGCGCTTTTTTTGCCGAAACTTTGTCTTGTGATTCTTTAAGTTTTAATGCATCAAATGCCAATTTATTTGCAATTTCTTCTTCAGTCATTTCTATTTCAAAAATTTCACCTGTTTGTGCGTTGTGTTCTATTTTAATCATTGTTAGTTCTCCTGATAAACAAAGTAGGTTCCCGCGTCCCAACTACCATTAATATCAAATGTCAGTGAGGTTACAGGATTTGAATCTGGCCCATACCATCCACCAATAGAGTAAGAAGCACTTCCTGATGGTTGCTGCTGAACACTAATTGGCTTGTATGCCATAGAAGAACCAGCCATATCAATTACAGCACCAACATAAAATTCAGTACCTTCTGTTGCACCAATATAAGTTGTTAAAGTAATATATGTGCTTGAATATCTTCCTGCTGAAAAATAGTAATATGAAGTTAATCCATTTATCTGAACTGATGCTGGTCCATCAGAAGTTCCAGAAAAATCTTTTAAGAAAAAAGCAATTCTTTTTCCACTTAGCCCGCTAACTGTTACAGATGCACCAGTAAGTGAACCAGTTGCTGCTTGTGTCCAAGTACCAGCATATGCTTCTGTGTTAGTAGCCCAACTAGGAAGTCCACTTGCTACTTTAAGTACTTGACCAGTAGTACCAATACCCAAACGGGATAAAGCACCAGAGCCTGTTCCGTATAAAATATCGCCATTAGTTGTTGCTGTACTAATTGTTGGTGTAGTTAGTGCAGGGCTAGTCAGTGTCTTATTAGTAAGAGTCTGAGTACCAGTTAATGTAACTGCAGTAGATGATGGTGCTTTAGCATCCATTTGAGTCTGGATAGCAGAGGTAACACCATCTACGTAGCCCAGTTCCGTAGCAGATACTGCAGATAGGGCTGTGCTAGCATTGGCTAGGTCACGGGCTTTAGTCATATTGCTCCTTATTATTTTATATATGATATGCTTGTTACACCTAGGAAAGGTATAAAATGAATCAAAAAATTGTATTTACGCCAACCACGCCAGAGGCCGAGAAGTTTGATATTCCGCCTATCCCAGCAATTTCCTGTATACCTGAATGGTATAAAGACATAAAACCTTTGTACGGGGATGGAAAGTTCCATCTTACTGAGGGCAAGAACAATCGTACTGTTAAAGCCTGCATGCCATTTTTTGATGCAATGACTGCAGGATATATCTTTACGCTTAATGAAGATATTATTGTTTCTTGGTCACCAGATGAAATTGTGCCAGTATTTAACTGGCGTTCTGGTAGAGAACCAATTAGTTTTCATACCATAGAACAACACCAAGGCGTTCCAATACCAGATGGATATAGCATGTTTGTTATAAAGTTTGAAAACCAATGGCAAGTATCTTTGCCAGATGGGTACTCATTGCTTTGTACCCATCCAGCAAATAGATATGATTTACCATTTCAAACCTTGACTGGGTTTGTAGATGCTGATACTTTTCCACTTACAATAGCATTTCCATTCTTTATTAAAAAAGGATGGGAAGGCGTTATAGAAACTGGAACTCCGATTGTTCAATACATCCCAGTCAAAAGAGATAACTGGGTTTCTTCTGTTGGAAAACGCAATCAAGAACAATTTGAAAAAAACTATTTTATTTTTTTAAGAAAAATAATGAACTCCTATAAAAACCAATACTGGCATAGGAAATCATACAAATAGTTATTCTACTGAAGTACTTGTTTTGCGACTAATTTGTTGCCAAGATTGAGATTCTTCATTCCAAAGAGTTTTTGCATCTTCTCTTTCTTGTGGTGCTGGAACGGGAGGAGCCCAAGCATCTTCTTCATCTGACCAGTGCCAAGATGGAAATGGTTTAATTGGAATAAACTCATCTTTTGTTGCATCATAGGTCATGCCTAAGCCAGCAAATCTTTTTCTGACATTGCCGTTGTATGATGTTTTAATCCATGTTCCGCCTAGGCTATCTACTAAAAATTGATAACCTTCATCTCCATCTGGGTGATTGTTGTCAGTAACAATAACCTGTGTTACTTTATTGTTTTCGTCAATTTGTGCGAAGTGTGCCATTATGCTGTCCTTGTCCATGTGCCAGTAGAGGTAAATGTGTGATATTTGTATCCTCCAGATGTAACTTCAGTTCCACCTGTGGCTGCTATTGTTCCAGTTAAATATCTAATAATACACAAACCAGAACCTCCACTTCCGCCTAGTGAACCGTTGCTTCCATTTGAACCACCGCCACCGCCACCACCGCCAGTGTTAGCATCGGCTGCGGTACCAGGAGTTGAACTTCCATATCCACCATAACCTCCTCCACCAACACCG